ATACCCCTATCAATGCAAGAGGAATGCGTAGCTATCGCCAAAGCTTCAGGATCGGGCTCCTATATGGTCCTAGATGGGTGCATTACTCAGGAAATGAGCTCAAAAGACTCAAACGAGAATTTTCAGTTCAAATATTAGGAGTATTCGGAAAGCCCTATTGATTAATAGGCTTTCCGCCCCCTGCCCCAGAGCATCCATCATGTCCGGTTTTTTATTTTGTGGCGACGCTAAATCTGCGAACTCCTGGCTTTAGGTGGCCAATGCGCTTACCGTCGTCGGCATAAAAGCCGGGTGAACCGGATCAGCCTGCTGGATCAACTCATCCGCCCGGGTGGAGTCTCGATAGAGCCGATTGGCCATAGTCAGAGCGTTCATCGGCGCCCGAAAGGAAAAAACCTCCAAGCGCGGCAACGTGGCACCGGTGGTGGTCAGATCCGTGACCACAGCCTGGCGCAGATCGATCAGCGCGTTGTAGCTCTCGTCGTCGCCGGCATCCCCCGCCACCAACAACTCCGCATCGATAAACCCAGTGACCACGCCCATGGTGCTGATGGCTTCGTCATAGGAGGTCGGAACGTAGGCAGCCACCACCTGGCCGATAGAGGCCAGGGCGGCCCGGCGCAGCAGTGCACTGGTGGCATCCTGCGCAACCTCACGGGCCGCGCCGATAGCGCCGCCGCCTGCGAATGTTGCCGGCGTGTAGCTGGCCAGCGGCCCCAGCAGCGCGATCGCATCACCTGGGTCAGCGATGCTGGTCACCAGCGCATCCATAACGCCCTGCACGGCATCCGTGAAGGCTGTCCCGCTTGATGCGTCCAGGTTCGCTGCAGCGCTCACCAGGGTATCCATAGCCGTGTCGACCGCTACGCGATTGGTGGTGTTCTGGGCGATCAGGTCGGCCATGGTCGCACTGGCGTTCCGAGCATTCTTGCTGGTCGTTAGCGCGCTGCTGACGTTGCCGTTGGCATAACGCCCGAAGTCGCCAGTGAGCAACGCGCCCAAGCTGGTGATACTGCGCACGTCGTGAGTGATACGCCCGACCAGGACCTTGAAGTCAGCGATCACGCCGACCACCATCCCGACGATGGCCTTGCCGAACTTGATGACCCCTTCAACCGCATTGATCACCGCCGTAACGCCACCGATCACCTTGCGAGCAAAGTCCAGTGCCGAAGATAGCCCGAGCGCAGCTGCCAGCTTGTCCAGCAGCGAACCGCTGTCCGAGGTGATGGTCGGAAAGACCCGGTCGCCAGACTCGATAAAGCTGAAGCTGATTTCAAAGTAGCGCCCCATGTCCCAGCGCTCGACAACGCTCAACCCCTCGGTCGGGACGCTGACCTTCAATGCCCCCAGGGTTGGATGCACCAGCGCGCCGGGGCCGGCCTTCTCCGCCGCAGCGACGAGTGCATCACGCTGCGCCAGGACACTGCCGCCGCCATAGACCAAGCTGTCGGTCACAAGAAAGCCGCTCATGCGAATCCGGCGCGTCGAGCGGCCCATGTCCTCGATGTACGGCTTATCTCGGCCAGGGTATTCGTGCATAGCCAGACGACGACCGAAGCGCGCATCGCCGCCATAGACTGCGAACGGCACGCCACGAAACGACGCCTGGTTGAGCATCTCGGTCCAGGTCTTGTTGGAGTCCTGGGCGATCTGGATGATGTCGGAAAGCAGGCTCATGCGATTGCTCCCACTCCGTTATATGCGATACGACTGGATGCCTGGGTGTTTCCCTGGGCTTTGACCTTGGCTGTAGTTCCCTCGGGCGCACCCTTCAGGTTCACATCAACCTGTATTTTCCCACCAGAACCGGCCCCCTGAGCAGCGCCTTGGGTATCCCAGTCGACGGCCACGATTAACCCAGCACCGCTGAGAACAGAACCTCAGGACGGGTGCAGATGTGCAGCGGATAGCTGTATGCCTCGACCTTCCACCACATCTTCCGCTGAGTATCGAAGATCGGCAGGATGTAGATCGGCTTACCAGGAGTGTTCACCCACTCGAAGGTTTCACCCGGCGCATAGGCAACCTTGAAGATACCTGGGGCGCCTTTCGGGAAGAACTTCGCCTGGTTGGTCGCGACGTGAATAGTCGAGGCGTCATCGGAGCCGCGGTAGTTGAACCAGTTGATGCCGCCGAAGCGCATCGCCTGGAACGCATTTCCCTGACGCAGCTCCTGGGCGGCCGCCCAGTTGTAGTAGGTCTTGGTCACGTCTGGGTGGTTGGTGAGCTCGTCCCAGAAAGCATCACCGGCCAGCGCATAGACCTCGGTGGTCGGCACGAACGCGCCTTGCGATTTGCGCGCCATGCTCCGAACGATGTTGTTGCACAGCGGGCGAATGCTATTCGGCTTAACCGCAGATCCATCAGCGTTCAGCTGCAAGTTGAACACGATGTCCGATGGCTTGGTGATTCCGAACTCCTGGAACCAGTCAAACTTCACTTCGCCGTCGGCATCCAGGCACAAGCCTTGAATGGCCGCGAGACGCTGATACTCCCAGGTGTACTCAATGTTGCTGGTGAGGCCGGTCGGGCCGTTGACGCGACGAGCCACTTCGGTCTCGATCTGCATCAACTCGGTCTCGCTACCGAACGAGCGGATGTTCTGGATTTCTTGCGCAGTGATGGTGTCGGAGTGCATCAGCCGCGGAACGTCAAAGTAGCGCGCTTGACGTTTTTCGGTGGTGCGCTGCGTGCCTTCTTCGCCACGATCAGAGAACGGGATCAGGACCAGCTTGCCTTGACGCTGCTCGACAGCCAAAGCGGTGGTGCGAATCGGATCAGGCTCGAACAATTCGAGGTCGCCGATACCGGTCGGCTTGAACGGGTATTTCTCAACGGCGGTGGTCAGGGCAATTTCGGAAAAGATGTCCTGATGGAAAACGTCAAGCGAGGCCATAGGTGAGGCTCCTGAAAACAAAAAACCCGCCGCGGCGGGTTATTTTTTAGGGGTTGGAGTTATCGGGCGAGAATGCCGACAGCCTTGAGGGCGGCCAGGGCCGTGTCTTGTTGGTGGACATTCAGGCTCGCATCCCACACCAGCTCTGCCCGATTGACCTCGGCGCCACGCATCACCGCCGCAGCGGTCGCTGGACGAACAGACGCATCGGCGATATCGCGCAAAATGGCGTAAGCCGAAGGACTCGCAGTGGTCGACGTCAAAGGGGCCCAGCCGCCGCCGGTCCATGCAATGGTGATGGCGAACGAATCGTTCGCAGCAAACGGCGTGGAACCAGCGGTAATGGTGAATTCGAGGCCTGCACCACCAAAGGCAACGCCAGGCTGCCCAGCACCCACCAAGACGCCGTAGGGGTTGGTAACAGTGAAGTCGCTGGCATCGCTGAACACCACGCTATAGGCACCCGCCAAAGCCGGTGGTTGAGCAGTGATAGAGCCCACGGTGCCGTTACCGACGTTTGCGCTGCCTGCCACTGGCGTAGCCGTATAGGTCAGCGGCACATCAGCGATGATGAGCCCGGGAAGCAGCCGGCCGAGGCCGGCGGCAAATTGAACCTGGTCGATGGACTGGTGGCCGTTGGACAGGGAAACAATGAAGCCGGCATTGTGGTACTGCTCGACCAAAGGGGTTTGCGGAACGTAAGTCATGATCAGGATCCTCTGTGATTATTTTCCGCGAACTTTGGTCATAGCGCGGTCCCAGCGGCCGGCGATTGCTGCAGCACGCGAAGGCGATTCAGCTCCGGCAGAACCCAGTGATGGATTTTTCCCAGAGCGAGCGCTGTTGGCGTTGCCTTCGGAGGGCGTATCACGCAAGACGTTGATGGCCTGTGTACGCGACATAGTGGTGTTAAAAGCCAGGTTCGCAGCCAAGACCGGATTCCTGGCCGCATAGCGAGAGCCGAAAATTTCGGCGCAACGAGCACGCTCACGCCGACGGGCGGCAGCAGCAACGCTTTTGCCGTGCATTTCGTCGTCATCATCGTCATCGGCATCAGCGTCATCATCAGATGCAGATTTGCCTTTAGCTCGACGGGACTTTTTATCATCCTCATCGTCGCCCTGATCATCGTCATCATCGGCCCCCTCATCGTCATCATCCTCACGACGATCATTGTCATCGGCATCCTCGCCAGCTTTGGCTCGTTTTGCCTTTCGGGACTTTTTCCCATCGCGGGTATCCCGATCATCGTCTTCGTCGCGCTCATCATCTTCAGCGCGAGCATCTTTGCGCTCATCATCTTCGTCATCTTCAGCGCGGGCTTTCTTGCCTCGCATCGAACCCATGCCAGTCAAATGAGCGAACGAAAGCGCGCTCGCCACGCGGGAAAGTGTGGACATGTAAACCTCGGTTTTAAGAGAAGTGGAGGACTTCAGCCCAGCTCGGCGAGCAGGGAACGGAACGCTTCGTCAGGTGCCATCACGGCATCAGCAAAGCCAATCTCGACGCCGGCGGCGCCAAGGAAAGTAGTGGCCTGGGTGTCCCGGACGGCCTTCACCGAAAGCCCGCGATTGCGAGCAACGGTTTTCACGAATAGCTCACCCATGGCATCGACATCGGATTGATACCTGGACATCGCCTCTTTAGACAAAGGCTGAGAATCAGAACCGTCAGCCTTGCGATCGCCGTAATGGATCAGCGTGACATTGACGCCAGCGGCGCCCAGCGCCTTGGACATATCGACGTGCATGCAGATCACGCCAACACTGCCCGTTCCGCCGGTGCGCGGGACCAGAATACGGTCACAGGCACTTGCCAGAGCGTAAGCCGCTGAATAAGCCGACTCAGTGAGAATCGCCCAGATCGGCTTCGAACCGCGCATACGGTAGATGTCGTCGGCAAGGTCGAAACAACCAGCGACCTCGCCCCCGGGGCTATCGATATCCAGTGCGATGCCCTGAACATCTTCGTCGGCCATGGCCATGCTTAGACATGCACGCAAGCCGTCATAACCAGTCATTCCGCTGTACGGCCTGAGGGTTCCGAGTTTCTGTACCAGAGTGCCAGTCACCGGAATGACTGCGATGCCTGCTACAACCTCATATGCCCGGGCTTGCGCCGGCTCACCAATATCACCATCCCAATCGTCAAACGCTACGACCCGACCATCAGCATGAAACAGGCGAGCAAGACCGAAGCGATCAGCCAGGGCCGCCATGACGATCTCAGCCTTTTGCGGAGTGATAGCCAGAGGCACGTTGAACAGTTTCTGCGCGAGGTGCGGATAATTTGTCATTGCGCCGTGGGCTCTTGTTCGGGGGTTGAGGCAGTCGTCGCGTTAGTGCCGAACCAGTTCGGAGTTGGCAAGCCTGCCTCTTTGAACGCTTTGGCTTCCGCGGCGCGCTGCTGGATGACCTCTTCATAGTCGAGGCCCTGTTCTGCACACTCGCGCTTGAGCGTGGATAAGCCGCCATCCATACCGAGGATAGCGCCCTGCTTCTCTTTCACCGGATCCACCCAACCCCGAGCGACACCAAGCCAGTCACAGCGGGAATAAGCGGTGCGAGCCTCCATAAAATCAGGCGCACCGTTGGGCAACGGCAAATCGTTTCGATCCATCGCCTCATGCAGCCAACTGGCGAACATAGGCGTAGCCGTGCCGATCTTGAATTCGGTGTTACGTCGAGTGAGCGTCTTCCAGCTCTCCAGCAGGGCAGCACGCGCGCTGGAATAGTTGGTTTTGGACCAGTCTTGCGTGATCTGCTCGGCAGAGATCCCCGCGGCAGCGGCGAACGTCCGGGACATTTCACTGGCAAATTCACCGAACCCGTTGTGCGGGTGCGCTGCCCCGACGGAAACAATCGACTCACCAGGCGCAAGCGTTGGAATGCGCGCACCCGACAGCATCGCGGGACGCTCTTGGGCCCAGTCGGCCCGCATGCCCTGGTAGGCTGAAAGTTCATCGGAAGCATCCAGGGCCTCTCGGACCTGGTCAGGATCATAGGGACTGGTGACATACGTTCCGAAGGTTGCGGCAATGGTCGCGGCTTGCAGTTCGACACCGTAATAACGCGCAAGCATCTTGAAGCGCGCCAACACCGGAGTGAAAACCCCGACGCCACGGTTTTGTCCCGCGCGATCATGCTCGAAGTCGTGAATGACACGAGTCCAGCCATCCTCGTCCTCGCGCAGCACCCGCTCCCAATCCATGCTTTCGACCGAGTTGTACCAGTCGTTTTGGTGGGCCTTGCGGATGTGATAGGCAATCGGCACGCCGTGATCATCGATCTCGACACCGCCGCGCATGTATTTGCTGTCGACCATTTGGAACGGATTCGAAAGGCGATCCGGGTCGACGACCATGAACGCCGTGGCGTAGTCCGCCCGGCCATAGCCAACCCGTTCTGGCATCCAGTAGTTGACTACCAGAGAATCGCCGTCGATAAGCTTGTGCCGCAGCGCCAGGCGCATCTGCTGGGAAACGGTCAACTGCCGCGACACATCGCCATATCGGCCAATGTCATCGGCGTACCCACGCCACAATGCCTCGACGGTGCGGCGATACTCTTCCGCCCACACCGAGTCAAACTTGCTATTGCCGGTGCGAGCCGCGAGAGCCCGATAATCAGGGTTGGCCGAGAGACGCAGCGACGCGCCCACGGTGTTGTCGAGGATCCGCGTGATGCCGCCGGCAGCCAGGCCGTCGTTGCGCACCAGGTCACGGTGGCGAGCCACCATCCGATCACGGAACTGGTTGATCTCTGCGTCGGGCGACCGGATCCATGGCAGCCAGTTGCCCATTTCCTGAGTAGCCCAACTGGACGCCTCATAGGGGAACACCGACTGGCCAGCCATGCCTTCGGTCAACGTTGTGGCATTGCCCGTTGCTTTGGGGGGCATAGGGGTGAGTGGCTGACCCCGAGAGTCGACGATTACTGATTCAATAGTCATCAGAACACCGGCCGGATCGCACGGCGCCGACGCATGCCCAGGGCATATTGCAGCGCGAGAATATGAGCTTGGAGCGCGCCAAGGTCGGCCCGCGTGTAGGTAACCGACTTCGAGCCGTCCCCCTGCGTGTAGCTGAACGATTCGCCCTTGGCGCCCGTACTCAGGTCATGCAAAGCCTGTTGCGCTTCGACCAGCCATTGCTGCAGGGTGGCCGGTGGAATACCGCTGAGGTTGTTGAGGCGCGGTGTGAACATTGGAACCTCCTACGCCATGCGTGAAATCGACGACTTTTTTGACGATGATTTTGCTGGGGCTGTGCGCTGGATAACCGCATCAAGGACTTGTGGTGCCTGTTCGGCTGACCGTTGAAGTGGCAACCCAATCAGGGCATTTACCTCATCAGCGCGTTTGTTGAGCTTGAGTCCGAGATGCAGCAGGCCGCAGAGCGCGGCATAGGCATACACACGGCAATCAAGTGCTTCGTTCGCGCGCCCGGGAGGCAGCTCCCACATACGGTAATGCTGCCCACCGGATGTTTTCCGGACGGAACGTTCGGAGGTCAGTTGCGCGAAGTAATTGATGTCGCGATCAGTCGGGAAGTGCATATAGCCCGGGCCTTTCTCGACCAGGTGCAGCCGCGAACGGACCGAGTCCTTGGCGGCGTTGACGCCGATGATCACTGGCCGAAAGGCCGACTTATTCCGCTTGCTTGGGGTCTTGGTTGGCCAGACCGGAGAGCGCTTGCCGCCGACCGCTGACTCACCCTTGATGGCCCAGACACGACGACCGATACGAGCTTTGGCAAAGTCATAAACCTTTTGGGCGTGGTGTCCGCCGGAGTCATGACACACCGCCATGACCTCAAAACCCCTGCCGTCGGCCCGGTACCAGATTCGCTTCAGGTAAGCATCGAGCTCGTTCCATATATCAGGCGTTTCCATGTCGCCGGAAATGACGTGAAAGTCGATGGACCAGCTTTCCTCGTTGGTACCCCAGCCGACCACTTCGCATTCGAAACGATCGCCCTGGGTGTCGACGCCCACGGTTACGACAGCAACGCCGTCGGGGACCTCGGCGCCCCACACTTCGCAGCGTGCGGCAAGTTTGTCTTCCTGCAACGCACGATCACCGCGGTCTTCGTAGGTCTCGCCCAGTACCAGGTTGACGAAGGTCTGCCGCATCAGCGGGTCGTCCTTGACCTCCAGCCACTCTGCTACAAGCTTGTGCCAGGCAGCATTGACGAAAAGGCTATAGCCGGCCCAGATGTGAAAGCCAGCATGGCCTGTAAATGGCTTGGTCGGCCGCCACTCGCCCCGCTCGACCATTTCGTCTTTATCAACTTCATGGATAACGCAGCCGGTGGCCTTGCAGGCGTAGAACACGCTTTCGGGAATTCCGACGCCGTTCTCGTCCTTGTCCCATTTCATGCCGTAGGGAGTGTCAGGGCCACCCCATTCCAGCACCTGGTATTCACCACAGTGCGGGCATGGGACAAAGTATTTGCGCTGGTCGCTGTTCGCGTAGCTCTTTTCAATCCGGCTTTCGCCCTTCACCGTGGGCGTGCTGCCCATGATGATTTTCCGGTTCCAGAAGCTTTCAGTCCGCTTAATGCCCAGCTTGATCTGGTCGCCTTCCTTGCCGGCTCCCATTACGGGATAGCCGTCGACCTCATCGAACATCACCACTCGCGCAGTGATCCGCCGAAAGCCGCCAGGGCTGTTCGCGCCAACGAACGCCATCGAAGCGCCGTTGCGGAACATCCGCTTGTTGATCTTTTGCTTGGAGTCCTTCTTCTTGAGGTCCCCAACGATTTCCTTCAGCACCGGGGTATCCCGGAGCATCGGCTCGATTTCAGTGACGCTGTAGTCTTCCGCGTCCTCTACCCGGGGTTGAACAACAAGAACGGGGGCCGGGTCCTGGTGAATGAAGAACCCTGCAGCATGGTCCATGATCTTGGTGTAACCCACCCGCGCCGACTTCTGCACAGTGACCATTTCGACCGAGGGGTCTGTGATCGCGTCCATGATTCCGTTCTGGTACGGGAACGCATGAAATCTACCTGTCTGGGCGCTGGTTTCCCCGGATAGCCTTGCGTGCTCGGCCGCCCACTGGCTGAGTGTCAGCTTCGGTGGTGGCTGTATGTTGCGGCGGCGAGCTTTGAGCAGGCCTGTTTTCAGGGCTGCATGACCCTCCGCGTAGCGGCGCGCTTCATCGGCTGATCCCTTCTCCGTCACGGGTCAACTCCTCGAGCGCTTCAACGATAAGTCCATACATAGCGTCCTGGACCTCCAGCACTGTCTTCAGACGATGAATCCGAGGGGCATTCTCCGATGGGATGGCCAGCAGCAAAGTTCGGACTTTCGCGTATTCTTCGCCGACGGCGCGGGTCACGTCCTCGACAGCCACGACCAGGCGCGATTCACGGTCGTATTCGAGCTGCTCGCGCAGGGCCAGGTAGTTCTCCTTAACCCGCTTCGCCTCATCGACATTCATGTTGGCGCCGGTCGCGATCAGGATCCGAGTGGTGGCCTGCTCGATCGTTTCGCCAGCCTTGATTGTTACCCTGGCGGAAGCGCGGGTAACGGCCTTGGCCGGGACTGCCGAGCTGTTACCCGAATCCTCTTGGGTAACAACATCGATGCCGTCTCGCCGGTATTTTGCGATCAGCGCATTTGAAGCGTCGACGTCGAGCGAACCTCCCTCAAACACAAGCCAGCCGCGCTCCTTCCACTTAGTGACCGTCTTTCGACTGACGCCGTGGAGTGCCGCAAATTCGCTCTGGTTCATGGGTCGCCTTGTTACCTGTTACCCAAATTGAAAAATTTCTCAGCTAGAGAAACAGAAAACTGCGCAATGCCCTCGATGCCAGAAGGGCGGGGAGGGACCCATTGAGGGGGGGGTGCCCACCCCGACAGACGGTCACCCGGCCCTTTCCAGCACCAATTTGGTGCGAGGCGCGTTGTCAGCCCTGAAACCCCAGTACCTGTGCGGCGCGCATCACGTCGGCACCTGTCAGTCCGCAGTAGTTGTTGGTCAGCACCACCCGGTGCGCGATCTCAAGCAACTGCTGAAGCTGATCATCGATAACGACGTGGGTTGGATTGTCATGATCGACGAGCCAACGACGAATTTCATCAGACCTCAACGGCCCATCTGCATCAGTACGCCAATCCTCATGGAACCGACCAGTGAACCCACGCCGAACAAAGATCGCTCGCACATCACGATCAATTCGCCACATGCTTGAAACCACAACATCAGCACCGGATCGCGCACACAGATCATTGAGATGTCGCATCGCAACTGAATCAATCGCACGCACCGGGCGACGAACGAGACTGCGAAAAAGAGGGCGACCATCAATAGTCCAACCAGCACCTTTTCGGGTGCAGATGACACCATCGATATCAAGGAAGATGATCATTATCCGCCCCTATCACCTGGCCGTTGCCAACGCCTTGGACATTGCCTTGTCGAACGCAGACTTAAATTTACTGTTGATGATGGCGTTTGCCCGGGCGCGGTAATTGAGTCGCTTGTTGACGGCGAGTGCTTCACCGAATCGGATCAGCAACTTTAAATGTCCTGGCTGGGCAGCAGCCGCAGACCGGCCGCGTCTTGCCTTCTGCCCCACTTTCGGAGGTATGCGCTGCCATACGCCATTGATAGTTCCCGACTTAGCCTTGACTGGCCCAATGAAAATGTCCGGACGCGAACGAAGCTTCTCCAAGATGTTGCGGGGTAACTGTCCAAAGCTGTCGAGCTTGATGTCCTTGGGGTTCAGCAACTTCTTGCTTGGCAGAACGTGAATGCCTCCATCTTCGTATGGCGCCAAGTATTTCGCCGCGATAGGTTTGACGAAGACGATTGCGGTCAAGGTGCTCTTTGTGGCACCACGCATGCCGACCGAACGCCGGGTAAATAGCCGTGGCTTTTTGAACGTCGCAGTAATGTTCGCAATTTCTTCAGCCTGAACTTCCTTGGCGATTTCAGTCAGTGCCAGCGCCGTGGCGAACCCAAGCTGTTTGTGGGCCAATGCCGTTAGCTTTTTGCTCAACTCTTTAACATCGGCGCGCACAGAGATGGCGATCGGACTGGCCATGACGTTATTCCTTAGGATCGGCTTCGTTGCCCAGCTCTTCAAACGCTACTTTGACCGCCTGCCCACAGAGCTTGGCCTGCTCGATCATCTGGCTACCAATCAATCGAGTATCGCCACACCGAAGCAGAAGCAGCTCTGAAAGCGCTCGTTGCTGGGCAGTTGGCTGAAAGCAGATCGCCTCGCCAGCCACCAACTCCATCGTGTCGACTGGCTTCTTTATGCTGTTAGGATTCGCCATTACAGCACCTTCTTCGCCAGTGCGATCATTTCGTCCCAGCAGTGCTCAACGTCGTGCCCCATGAAGGACAAAAGCTTTTTCAGAACGTCGGTATTTACTGCAGGCTCACCCTTCTTCGGATCATCGACATCAGCAGAACCAACAGCAACCATCGCGGTCACGGTCAACCCTAAGGCTGCAGTCTGGGTCGCATCGCTCAAAGAGATAGCGGTGATGGTCACCGATCCAGCGGCCACACCAGCAACCAACCCGGCAGAGTCGACGGTGGCAACAGAGGAGTCACTGGAGGTAAAACCAGAAGATTCGCTGGCAGTGAGTTGCATGGTGGCACCAACGAGCAGTGCAGTTGCAGGAGCGGTGATGTTCATCTGAGGGATCTCGATCTTGAAGGGGGCCGCAATCCATGCGAGGAGTGATTTGAAGGGGTTCATTTCTGAACCGCTCCGACTGGATCGAATACATGGTCGCGGCGAGCCCAGGCGTACAGCACAACTCCGGCGTGCATGAGGACCACGTAGAGCGATGGGGTAAACCCGTGGATGGCCTTAGCGAGGCCGCCGAATGCGCCGATGGCTACGAGGTAGAAGGCGATCGCCAGCACCGGCTGTTCGAATGGGTGGATCTTGCGCAGGTATTCAGCCGCGGCGCCTACAACCAGGATGCACAGCAGCGCGTCGAACGAACTCAGGATGATGTTCATGTCAGGCCGCTCCTGTAGCGCCGAACTTCCCTGCCAGGGCTTTCAGGCCTGGAATGATGTTCATGGCCAGCAGGCCGATCAGGAAGGCAACGCCGTTCTGAGTGTCACCATCCACAGGCAAGTTGAAGTAGTGGACGGCAAGGGGGGTTGTGAAGATCGCCGAGGCGAAACCGGTGCCGACTGCCGAAGCAGCCTGGCCGCGAGTCAACCCACGCAGAAACGTCAGCGACAGCACCGCACCAGCAAAGCCGGCAGTGGCCACGCCATACTTGGCCAGCAGCAAGCCGGCAGCGGTTGTGCTCGCTGGTTCAGCCATGGGGTTCTCCGGGAATAAAAAAGTCCGCCAGGGAGAGCGGACAAGAGCGCAGCGAGGGAGCAGCACCGTGAATTCTGAGGGCCTCATAAGGCCCAGGTGGTCCGCATGTGCGGGCACTTGGCGTTGGTTGGTGTGGCTGGCAAGGCAGGGCTCGAACCTGCGATCTCCCGGTTAACAGCCGGGCGCTTTACCTCTTAGCTACTCGCCAATCTGGTGCCGTCACAAGGATTCGAACCCTGGACCGTCCGCTTACAAGGCGGCTGCTCTTCCGCTGGAGCTATAACGGCAGAAGTGAATCGGCCCTCACAGCACTCCCAGCACTCCCAGCTCGGAGCAATGGGCGTGGCGGGGCCGAAAACGAAAAAGCCCAGCGCGATGGCTGGGCCTTGAATAGGTGTCGGTGTGCAGCGCTACCTGCATTTTGGCTTCGGTGACGGCCACGCCCGCAGGATTTCATCCGATTCCCCGCATAAGCCCGCTTGGGCTACACCAACAAAGCAAAAAGCCCGACACATTGGCCGGGCTTCTTTGGTCACCCTTCTACACACGCAGGAATGACAGGATGGGATAAATAGTGATGGAACGATGGATGGATGTCAAGAGACGTTCACGCAGCATCAGAAATAATAAGCCCCTCAAAGTCAAAGATCTCGCCGGCCGCACAAAGAGCATCGTTCACCAGGGTGTCGAGCGCGGCATAGATGTTGCGGCGCCACTCTCGTCGCGTCGACTCAGGGCGCCCCTCCACGTCCCAAGTGTTCATGTCATAGAAGCTCTTTGGAAGACCGATCAATGAATCGGCCCGAGACTCTACGCGCTTCTTGGCCGCTCGTTCGGCAGCCACCGCCGAGGCGATCATCGAGTCACGCCGCCAATCCGGAGCATCTACCTGGACGGTGACCGTCACAGTCTGTGGTGTCTTCCGTTCTGCACCCTTGAGCTTCGGCACCGCCCAGGCCGTGACAGCCTTGTAGACGAAGAGGGTTGGCGCAGGCGAACTGACCAGCAGTCGCAGATCGGTGATCGCTTGGACCTTGCGGGCCCTGTCGGTGCTGTACTTCGCCACGAGCGCGGCCATGTGACGCTTCTCAAGGCCGTGATGAAGTCGAGCAGCAACCCAGCAATCGGCCTGGGTGCGATCGATTGAGTCGCCGCCCGAACCGCCAAACAGCGACAGCAGGTCGCGCTGCTCCTCCTCGTGCGGGCTGTAGAGCTTCTGCCAGGCCTGCTTACTGGTGTTGTCGATGGCATCGGCGGCGAGGGCCGAAACGACGCCGCCAAGTACGCTTTGATAGATCATCGGTCAGTCCCCTGTGTAGTTCGTTCCGCCGGCGCCGCGGCGGTTGTTCTGTTCGTAGTAGTCAGCGAGGCCAGCAGGCGGCGATTGAATCAGCCTGTTGACCTGGCCCTGCACGACACGCAGGCGCATGCCGAGCTGGGTGACGAGCATCTCCAGCGGCAGCGGCAGACCGGTGTCGGCCGAGACCCAACCCGAGGCATTGCACTGCGTGCAAGCCACCTCATAAAAAACACCCATCACGACTGCCCGGCCACGGCACGCCGCGCATTCGGCAAGTGCGATCTGCTCAGCCTTGAATGAAGGGCCCGTGCGGCGACTCATGCCGCCTCCAGCAGTCGCCGGTGAAGCTCATAGACATCCGCGCCACCCTGGGCGGAAGCGTGTTTGATTCGAAGCTCAAATCGATCCTTCATGGTGATCAGCAGCAACGTTTCCGGGCCTGAGCGCTCGAAATGAATCGACCTGATCTCGGCCGGATTCACGGCGAGGCCGGTGTGCTTGTCGAGCAGAATCATCATTTTTAAACCTCGCCTACGGTTGCTTCGCGAATAGCCCCGCAGCCCTTGCTGGCCGTGGCTTTCAGTTGATTATCGGATTCACCAGATGTAGCACCTGTGTAGCCGTGAATCAGGGCAAAACCGTTGCCGTCTAGATAGGCGTGCCACAGCTCCAGGGCTGCGCGCTTGCGGGCCATCACGTCGGATTGGATGTAGACCTTCACGTTGTGGCCCATGGCGTGGTTGATGAGCAGCTCGCCGATCAGGTGGTCGATGCCGATGTCTGCCCAGCCAGTGCGCGCAAGCTTGCGTAGATCATGGCTGGTCCATTGGCCGCGCCCGATCCGAGCGAACACGGCGCAGGCCTGGCTCATGCTCAGCGGCTTGCCATTGCGCCCCGGGAACAAGTACCGACCTTCGTAGCCGGCGGCCTGCTGGTTGGCCCGGTGCTTCGCCAGCAGCGCGCATACCTGGTCGGTCAGCGGCAGCGAATGCTCGACGCGGGTCTTGGTGTTCTCTGGCGGAATGAACCATGTCCGGCCGGCAATGCTCAGGTGCGGCCACTCTGCCAGACGGGTTTCGCCGACGACCCGCCTGAGCCTGACGACGAAATCGAAAGCCCCGCATAACCCACCCTACTCGCTGCATCCGGTCACGGAGGGCAGCGCCTTACTGGAAATCACTCATGACTCCTTCCCACCAGACACTGGTCGGCGACTGCCTGGAGCTGCTCCAGAAGATGCCGGCCAACTCAATCGACAGCGTGGTGACCGACCCGCCGTACGGGATTCGGTTCATGGGCAAGGCCTGGGACGGTGCCGACATCGACGCCCGAGCAGCCTACCGCGCCAGCATGCCATCGCATGCCAGCGCCTGCGGGCCGAACGGCGGCCATCGCTCTGTCGCCGCCGAGGCAGGCAAGTACGACCTCACTCCAGCTGGAATGCGCGCCTTCCAGGCCTTCACGCTGGAGTGGGCCACCGAGTGCCTGCGCGTGCTCAAGCCTGGCGGACACCTGCTGTCGTTCGCCGCTGCCAGGACCTACCACCACATGGCGGTTGGCATCGAGATGGCCGGGTTCGAGATCCGCGATCAGATCATGTGGGTGTTCGGCTCAGGATTCCCGAAGTCGCACAACCTGAAGGGAGATCACGATGGCTGGGGTACCGCGCTGAAGCCTGCGCACGAACCAATTTGCATGGCACGTAAGCCACTGATTGGAACAGTTTTGGCAAATATGATTGGTCACGGTACCGGCGCCCTGAACATTGATGCCTGTCGCATCACCACCAATGAGTCTCTGCGGGCTGGGTCGGGGAGGATTCCATGCAGGCATGATGAAACTGTACCGCGCGGTCGATCCGGGCAAGCAAGCGCGGATCGGCGCTACGCCACCGAGGTAGCCGGTTTCACCATGACACCAGGCCCCCGAGGGGGCTCACCAACTGGTCGCTGGCCAGCGAACTTAATTCACGATGGCAGCCAGGAGGTTGTCGCTCTGTTTCCTTCTGATGCTGGACAACAGGCGCCGCTCAAGACGCGGAACAGTGACAAGACGCGGAACAGTTTCGGCGCGTTCCAGGGTACGACAGAGGCGAACTTCACCCCGCACGATGCGCCCGGCAGCGCCGCCAGGTTCTTCTACTGCGCCAAAACCAGCCGCAGCGACCGAAACGCCGGCTGCGAGGCGCTGGAGCGCAAGCCGATGAATTGGTCGAGCGGCGACGCGAACCCTGGCAGCTTCCAGTCGGAAGGCACTGACCGCTCGAGTCAGAACCATCACCCAACGGTCAAGCCTACCGACCTCATGGCTTATTTACTCCGCCTGGTCACCCCGCCTGGCGGTACCGCGCTCGACCCGTTCATGGGTTCGGGTAGCACCGGTAAGGCCGCAGTGCGCGAAGGCTTCCAGTTCATAGGCTGCGAAATCGACGAGCAATATGCGGCGATTGCTCGCGCAAGAATTAATCACGAAATAGAAAAGCTGACCACGCCGCCGCAATGGGTCGACAACCAGCTACCCCTTTTCAACTCAATGGAAGGTGCGTTATGAGCACATTTGCAGTGTTTGGAATGACCCTCGATGTCGCCAAGGCCGAGGCCCGCAAGAAAGTCAGCGGTACCCGGAAGAACCCCAAGGCCCCTGGCGGCGTCGAGCCGATCCCTGAAGCCGAATGGCTGGCCCTGGTCGAGAAGCGCACCGAAAAAATCATGGGGGGGGGGTACGTCACGCCAGCTCTCGCCCATGTTCGACGCCCCGCAGTACGCCGAGCAGTTCATTGAGCTCGCTCGCAAGACTTTGAGGTGCCGCGACATGCGTATCAAGGCCAAGGCGGTTCTGGTGGACGCCAAGGGCAAGCCGATCATCAACCCGAAGACGAAAGCGCCCAAGGTTGGTTTTTCGGAGTGGCCGCCAAAGCAGCAAGACCAGGCAGCCTAACCCACCAGACATCGAGAACCGCCATGACAATCACCTATGGCTCTGTTTGCTCCGGCATCGAGGCTGCAACACAAGCGTGGCACCCGCTGGGCATGCGCGCCTCCTGGTTCGCCGAGATTGAGCCGTTCCCCTCGGCGGTCCTGGCCCACCACTACCCCGACGTGCCGAACCTCGGCGACATGACCCGCCTGGCGGCCCTGGTGCTGGCCGGAAAGATCGCGGCACCCGAAGTGCTGGTCGGCGGTACGCCGTGCCAGGCATTCAGCGTGGCCGGCATGCGCGAAGGCCTCACCGACCCGCGTGGCGCCCTTACCATCAAATACGTGGAGCTCGCAGATGCAGTTGACTATGTTCGCGCCGGCCAGCGAAAGCCCGCCAGCGTTATCGTCTGGGAAAACGTCCCTGGCGTCCTCAGTGACAAAGGGAACGCCTTCGGATGCTTTCTTGGCGCGCTTGCTGGGGAAGACTGCGAGCTGCAGCCTTCAGGGAAAAAATGGCAGGACGCTGGTTGTGTGTATGGACCCAAAAGAACAATCGCATGGCGGGTTCTGGACGCCCAATATTTCGGCCTGGCCCAACGACGCCGCCGTGTGTTCGTTGTCGCAAGTGCTAGAGACGGGTTCGATCCCCTTGAGGTACTTTTTGAGCGAGAAGGCGTGCGCCGGGATACTGCGCCGCGCCGAGGCCAGGGGCAAGACGTTACCGGAACAGCTCCTTTCGGCCCTGCGCTCCAGTGCGGGTGCAGTTACGTCTTCGGAGAAGATCTAGGCCCCTACGGATGCCCGAACTGCGAGGGCGACGAAGGCCCGGCGGTTGAAGTGTTCGCTGGAATCCCGGCGTTCGGCGGCCACAGCCTGGAGGGTTCGGTCGAGAGATCGGCCACCCTAACCGCCAAAGACAGCCGGCTCGACATCGAAAGCGAGACGTTCTTCATAGCACCGACACTCGCCGGCGGCGGCAGAAAGTCCGGAGGGTATTCACTCGACGACATTCCCATCACCGCGCCCGCACTCAGGGCCCAGGCCCAGAGCAGTCACCGCGCTGACTCTGAAGCGTTCATCGTAGCTGGGACGCTCAGCGCCAACGGCAAAGCGGCCGGCAGCGCCACCAATCAAGATGCTGAGCAAGGCTTGCTCGTTGTGCACGGAACGCAAGACCCGGGCACCAGCACTACCACAGCGTTCGCCCTGGGCAGGAACAACGGCCAGGAGAATGCAGTGTTGGCCTTCTCCTGCAAGGATCACGGCGCCGATGCTGGGGAGATATCACCAACGCTTCGAGCGATGAACCACGCTGGCAGCCACGCCAATGCTGGCGGACAGGTTGCCGTTTGCATCACCGGGGATGTCACGCACACGCTGAAGGCCGACGGCTTCGACGGCAGCGAGGACGGCACCGGGCGGGGGCAGCCGATTGTGGCTGCGTTCGCGGAGAACTCGCGCGCCGAGGTGCGCTACGAGGATGGCGACGGCGGTATTTCTGGCTCACTTAGTGGCGGTGGCGGTAAAGCTGGCCAAGGCATGCCATCTGCCCAAGTCGGATCATCGGTACGCCGGCTCACTCCACGCGAGTGCGAACGGCTCCAGGGAATGCCAGACGACTACACGCTGATCCCCTGGCGCGGCAAGCCTGCCGAGGAATGCCCTGACGGCCCACGCTACAAGGCGATCGGGAACAGCAAGGCAGTCACCGTAGTGAGATGGATCGGGTTGCGAATTCTGCGACAGATCGAAGCGTGACCGATGCAGGGATCCCGGCATCGGTCATTTTAAGATGGGCTGCTCACTCCCCTCTGAGTCGAGACTCCTCCCGCAGAACTTCTAGTTCATCAGCGCTGAAACGCCAGCGAGACAGGTGCTCAAACGTAAATCCTTCAGCTGTAGGGATGGTGACCCGTATGCACTCGACTATGACGCCGCCAATACCGACCAGTTT